TTATTCATAGCGTCTGCTACGTGCGGGACGAGGTCGGGTGTACCAGGCAATGCTGCCTAACAATGCCCCGACCAGAGCCATAAATAAAAATCCGACCAGTGCCCCTAACCACTTTCCCGCGGTAGAGCCTAAATCGCTTTCAAATCCCGACACCGGGGCATCGGGGATCCGGCTCATCACCCAGATGTAACGCGCCATTGCCCAGACGAAATAGCCACACCATGTATAGAAAGCCCACAAAGCCAGTTTGCCACCAGGGCTGCGAGAGAGTCTCTCTTCCATCTTTGTCGAACCGTATTCCATTTTGAGATAACCCGGAAAATTCAGACTTAGCACTATTATGTGATAAAAGTCACATTTTTCCACATTGGATGAGCCAGTCAAGACTCACTCATTTTTTGAACAAATAGATAATTTTTGCGCAACGGCAGTGAATACAGGAAAAATCGTTTTGAGCGATTTTATTTATCTTTGAGATCGGCTTTATTAATTCATTTAATCAATATATTAGCACTGAATACAATTATACCTTTTTATTTTTCTGTGTCATGATGCCTCCGTTATTAGCCTTTTATCGTCTTGTTTATATTTTTTGGGCCGGCATGATGCCGGCTTTTTTTTATGCCTTCATTAATGTGCGCGTGATCACACCAGCCGTTTGGCGCAACAATCATTGATACCCCCTATGCTTCCGCTCAACTCATAACATATTGATATACATTTATAATTTTCATGAATATTTATATTTAGAATTCATAATCCTGAATTATATTAAATAGATTAGAAACATTTTGAAATCTTTTAAATACATTTGTTACATGTAATCTTTAAAATAAAATGAACTTCATAGAATAGTATCCAAATGTGCTTTTTTTTGGATAACGGCACTTATTGATATATTCATGAAGATTATAATCACAAGGGAATACATAATGAAAAGAAAAGTTCTGGCAATGCTGGTCCCGGCGTTATTAGTTGCTGGCGCAGCAAATGCGGCTGAAATTTACAATAAAGATGGGTTTTTTGTTGCCTGAAATTTAAGCTGTTTAAAATCATGATGTTAGAAGCACTGTTTTTTAACGATGGCGACAAAATGGCGGCAGCGTCAAAGAGAGAGCGCCACCTGTCCTGATTTCATTGGATGCGGCTGAACCGGATTTGACTCTTTTGGCGTTGCAATCGAACGAACAAAAGTTTCATGGGTAACAAAAGTATGGCTGCAGTTAATGTTCTGGCACTGGTTGTAACGCTCTTTGGTCAATGAAGATACCTGAAAACTGCTGCGAGTATGGGCGGCACTTCCACACAGTGGGCAAATCATCATTTTTCGAGTTCTCCCCATTTTTGCTAAATTCATAATAATGATACCGCATTATTCCATTTTGCAAACTTAAAAGTTCTCCATTGCGAAGAATCATTCCATTTCGAAATCATCAATCTTCACTTCAAGTTCCAAACTGGTCGTAAAACCGTTATCCGGGCTGACGGTATGTGTCAGGGTGGTAATGGTCCATTCCGCATCATCTATCGGCTGTTTAAAGCCACTGACCTTCACAGGCATTTCCGTGTAGAGATCTGCCCGACCTTCTGCCAGTTGTAGCGAGAATGACGCAACGCCGCGTTGCAGGCGTTCCCACTGCATTTTCGCTGCCCGTTCAGCGTTGCTCCGGTTGGCATAAGTGCGATTAAGTACCAGCACGTTTTCATCCGTACCCACCAGGTAATCGCCCTGCTTCGCTTCCGGCTCTTTCTTCTGCTTCTTAGTCCTGCGCTTACGCTTCACCGTGGTGCTTTCTTTCTTCGCGGGTTCGCGGGTATGCAACCAGCTGGCAATTACGCCCGTGTAAGCTCCGCGATCTGCCAGGGTAAAGCGGTGACTGTCGCCGTCCTTACGTGTGATAGTGATCACCGGCAGTGCTTTACCGCTAGCACTTTTACCCTGTCCCTGCCGAATGAATAACAGATTGCCATTTTTCACCGACGCAATAGCACCGTACTGTCGCGCCAGCCGCATCAGAAAACTGCCGTCACTCTCATTAGTCTGGTCTATATGCTCCACGGGCTTATCCGACAGCTCTTTACCCAGTGCCATCTTCAGCTTGTGCCGCGCGGCTATTTCCTTCACCACTTCCCCGATGGTGGTGTTATGCCACGATTTTTCACGGCGGGTATTCAGCGTTTCCCGAAAATCAGCACTTCGCGCCCGGATAGTCAGGCGGTCCGGTGCACCAGTGTGTTCAATTTCATCCACCGTGAATGCCCCTTTCGGGAAAAGCGGCTGCCCCTTCCACCCCAGCGCCAGCATAATGACCGCACCACGGCGCGGCAGCACGATTTTTCCGTCAGCGTCGTCCAGCTCCAGATCAAGCTGGTCCGCTTCAAAGCCCCGGTTATCCGTCAGCGTAAGCCCCATCAGGCGGTTGTCCAGCACAGTGGTGATATCCCTGCCTTCAATACTGATGCTGAATGCCGGAGTTTTGTTGCCTTTGTTAAGCAGTTCAGAGCTGAAATTCACGACAGCAGCCCTCCCACCGTTTTACTGATATCGCTTAATGCAGATGTTGCCGTGTCCTGCAGATTATTCAGCTGCGCACTGAGATCACCGAACATATCAGACAGGGATTCATCCACCCGTTTGAGCGACAGGGTGAACTCAATCCGGCGCGGCATACCGTCGCGGAAAAACTCCGTTTTAGTCTGATTCAGTCCCTCAATCACATACATGCCGTAAATCGTGCCGCTGCCTTCAATCAGGGGCCATGCTTTCCCCTGTTCTGCCATCTGCTCCAGTGCCAGCAACGACAGCCTGCCGCCCGTTATCTCCGGCATAAGAACGCCAGAAAGCGTCAGCATGTCGTTATCCGGTCCCAGAAACTGCGTTGACGGGCGTCGGTTAACCCGGCTGTTAGCCGCATGTCGCCAGCTGCGCTGATACTGCAGCTCCTGATACGGCACGGTGCGCAGCATAAACACGTACAATCCCAGCACCATCATCATGCGTCGTATCCCCCCTGATCGCTGTAGTTACTCCTGGCTTTTGCCTTCAGCCTGCGTTCACGTTCATCAAGCTGGCGGGCCACCTCCCGCGCAATATCCTGCGCACTTTGTCCTGGCTGCGTCTGGATGATGATCTGCGTCGGTGCCTCAATCCGGTGAACGGGCGGCACAGTGGCTGCGCGACTCACCATCGCTTCGCCGCCTTTCGCGGGAAGCGCCAAAGGATGCAACGGTGGAAGCTCTGCTGGCGCGGCAGCAACGCCCATCATTCCGGCGACAACCGCAGCCAGTGCAGCTGTATTTCTCCGGCTGGTCACGTTTGCCGGACCGTTGACAATTTCAGGCCCGTTTTCACCGACAATGCCGAACTGCCCGCGCGGGATATACCCGCCGCTGTCATACATCCCCGCAAAGCCATATCCCCATGACGGAAAACCACCCGATGGCATTATCACTTTACCGTCTGCATTCACCGTCGCAGGTTGCTGACGCGTCACGCTTTCCGGCAGTTTCGCTTTTGCAGCCTCTTTACTGACAATGCCGAGTTTCTCCAGCAACCAGGAAACGCCGGATTTCAGGGAGTCCAGCGGATGCATGACCATATTCAGCCCTTCCGCCAGTGCCTCCCCGAATCTCCGCCCCATTGCCGCTGCACTCTGCAGTTCGGCAGAGGTCGACTTAACGGGCGTCAGCAGATCAGTAAACCAGCCCCACAGCGCCTGTACTTTGTCGCCAATCCACTGGAACACGGGCTTAAGCGGTTCGAATGCTGCACTGACGGGACCTGCCGCCGCTTTGAATCCTTCCACCACGCCACCAAGAAATGCGGTGATGGGTTGCCAGTATTTCCAGACAACCAGCGCCACGCCCGCCAGTGCAGTAACCACAAGACCTATCGGACTGAGCAGAGCACCTAACAGACCAGATACGGCATACAGGGCAACGCGCAGCATCGCCAGCGGGCCGGATGCGAGCACACGCAGCACCGCGCCTGCGGCAGCCAGTCCACCGCGTAGTGCTGCCAGTGGATTCATAAACATCACAGCAACAGCACGTAAGCCGGATAATCCAGACCGCAAAAGTGCAACCGGCGCACCTGCTACAGTTTTCAGGACATTTCCCGTCAGTGATGCCGTGCGGCGCAAAGACGACAACGGCGCAGTAAGTAAACCTGCGACGTTGCCCGATAAAGCAAGCCCGCGTCGCAGCAGTGCCAGTGGTGCGCCAGCCAGCCAGGACAACGCGCTGCTGGTTCGAGTTACTGCTGCCGTAACGGAAGGTAACGTTTTGATACCCAGCACAGAGAATCCCAGACGGATCACTGCCAGCGGCCCCAGCACTGCAGCCAGCGCCACCGCTAAGGTGCCGAGGCCTACGGTAACCGCAGCCACAACCGCTGCTACTTTCATCAGTGTGCCTGTCAGTTCCGGGTTAGCTGCCACCCAGCGGCGCAACGCCCCCGTGATGCTTTTCACCGTGTACAGAATATCCATCAGTGGCTGGCGCAGCTTTTCGCCCAGGCTGCTGAAGGTGTTCTGCGCCCCGGTTTTGACCAGCAACCACTGAGCAGAAAGTGAGTCCTTGTTGATGTCGGATTCTTTCTGCATGGAGCCGAGCGCATCATTGCCCGCTGTCAGTTTTAACTGACGCTGCAGTTCCGGCAGGTTATTTGCCAGTTTCGCCGCGTCATCGCCAAACTCTTTACCAAACAACATGGTCATGGCAGACAGGCGCTTGTCCTGCGGCAGCGCGTTTACCTTCTCCAGCACGCGCTGGATGGTTCCCATCGCATCCTTCGTCATCTGCTTTTCAATCACTTCAGGATTGAGTTTCAGCAGATTCATCCCTTCAAAGAAACTCTTGCTTTGCATGGTGGCAATGGACAATTCACGCACCATCGCGTTTGCTGCACTGGCTGCAACCTCTGGCGCAGCGCCCAGTGTCAGGAAGGTGGAACCCAGCGCCGCCGCTTTACGATAATCCAGACGGTCAGCCACACCGCCCAGACGTTGCATCACATCAATGATGTCTGCCCCTTTCGACATGGCGTTATCATCCAGATAGTTCAGCGCATCACCGAGCTGTTCAATATTGCGGGTGGGGATTTTGTAGAGCTGGGCGATTTTCCCCAGACTTTCTGACAGTTCATCCGCTGGCAGCTCAAAGGCTGTTGCCGCCTTTGCCGCCGTGCTGGCGAAGGCCAGCAGGTCACGTTTCTGGTCTTCCCAGCTGTCGTCAGGGTTTGCGACGTTCATGCGCGCCCCACCTTCAACCAGTGCGGCGAAGTCCACAGCACCGTTTTCCATCGGCAACTGTTCGCTGGCAGCCTTGATGGCATCCTGCATTTCATAAAAACGCGCAGTGCGATTGCCATTATCGTCACGCAGACCATTGACCTGCTTTGCCACACCTTTCATGGCATCTTCCATGCTGGTATAGCTTTTTACTGCCGCCATCACTGGTGCGCCCATTGCCAGCCCTGCAGCCGTGGTGGTGGCTCCGGCACCTGCAATACGATCACGCACCTCCAGCGAACGGGCATAACTGGCACGCGCTGCATTCATCCTGCGCTGAGCTTCCCCCAGTCGCTTCAGCCGCGCCTCCTGTTTCGAAAGTTCCTGGTTATAACGTGATGTTTCACGGGCTAAACGGGCAGTTGCTCCCGCATCGTCTTTCGCAGAAATTCCCGCCCGGTACAGTTCAGCACGCACAAGCGCCGTCTGCTGCTGCAGCTTTTTCTGGCGTTCTTCCAGGCGCTGAACAGCCAGCCGTTGACGGCCCAGAGCAACAACCTGACGTTGCGAAGGCGGCCCCATCGCTCCCAGTTCCTGACTGAGCAAATTTGCACGCTGGCGGGCATAGTTCAGCCTGTCGCCTAATTTCTGATTTTCTGCCTGCAGCTTTCGGAAGCTGTCCAGACTGCTCCCGGCCTGATCAAGCTGCTTTATTGCATCGCGGGATTTTTTGACAGCAGCAGCCAGTTCTCTTGAACTGGCCTGCGCGGATCGAAATGGGCGGGTGAGCTTGTCAACCGCATTAAGAATGACCTGAAGGCGCAGGTTATTATCACTCATCGTTGGCCCCGCTTCTCTGAATCGCTTTATACCGCCATTCCAGCACTTCGGTCAGCGGCATAACGTCAGTAACGGATGGCGGCCAGTGAAAAATGGTGGCGATATCTGCCACCAGATCGTCAACCGTCAGGCTGTCGGTAAACCGGCAAGCACCGACTTCTTCAACAAAAAAGTGACAACCTCAACCGACATGGCAGTGAGATCTGCCGGGTCCATCTCTGCAATTTCCTGTGCGGTCAGTGCCGGACTGGAGATGCGGGGGATCACGGTCATCATCGCGTTTACATCCATATCCATAATGGCCTGCAGGCGTGTACCGCGCAGCGCACCGGACTGCGGTTTACGCAGCACAATTTCGGTGATTTCTGTTTTACCGCGCTTGATGGGGGTATCCAGTTGAATAGTCTTTTCAGTCTGCTTATCGCTCATTTTGCTGTCCTGTAAATTGGGTTCTGGCGCGGTATCCCGCGCCGTTCAGATATATCAGAGGCCGAGGGCGTTGCGGTGCGCTTCCATCAGGTCCACACCGTCCACAATTTCCACCATGTTGATAAGGTCCACTTCATAGAGCACCTCACCATTGATGGTCAGCTTCGCGTAGCTGTTGGTACTGGTCACTTTGGTGGTGTTGCTTTCGCCCGTCTTCCACTCGCCGGAATCCACTTCTTTGTGACGTCCACGCACCACAAGCTCCACAGCCTGCACTTCCCCGGTATCGTCACGCTGGATAGAGCCGGTAAAGCGCAGCTGGATGCCATCCACAGTGGCTTTGCCCATCTGCTTAAACAGCAGCAGTTCAGTACCACCAATGGAAAATTCTGTGTCCAGAGCACTGTCATCAAGCCCCAGATCCACATCCACTGCACCCGGCATTCCGCCGCCGCGATACTTCTCATATTTGCGGGTGAATTTCGGCAGCGTCAGCGACTCTACGATCCCCTGCCAGTTGTTCCCGTCATTAAACAGGTTCAGGTGTTTTAATTTGCGTGGTAAAGCCATGTTGTCCCCTTACGCGCTGACCTGGCTGGCAAAATTCACCAGGTACTGATCGGTGATGCGCTGGCGCAGCATCAGATTTTCAAGTGGCGGCACTGGCGTGTAGTCGTAGTCGATGGTGAGTTTTCCGGCTTTAAGCGTGTCTTTGTCGTTCACCGACTCGTCCAGCCAGCAATCACCACCAATGAGATAGCCCTGACTGACCAGGTTGCGCATTTTGGCGCGGATACCTTCGATAATGTCGCGGGCCAGCGACGGGTTAAGCGGTTTATCCACCGCCCACATGTGTGCTTCTGCCATCGTGTCCATCAGCACCTGCGCCGTGCGGGTGTAGTTTTCGAAGGCAAAGAGCGGGTCATCACTCAGGCAGCGGGAACCCCAGAAGCGGAAACCGTCTTTACGCACAAGCGTGGTGACGTCGTTCTGGTTCAGCAGACCTGCATCGGTTGCCGGGTCCTGCAGATCCCAGAACACATCTGCAGAAATTCCGGTGACACCGTTCACGCCCACGTTGGACAGGCTTTTGTGCCACCCGGTCTGCTCATCAATTTTGGCACGCAGACCAAGCGCACGGGCGGTGGCATATGCCATTGCTTCGGCGTTCAGCACCGTGTCCCAGCCAGTAAAGTCAGGCCAGATCAGCATCCCTTCGCGCTGGCTGAAGTTTTCACGGTAAGTGGTCGCCTCCTGTACCGTCTTGCAGCCATACGCTGACAGGTAGGCAAACCCACGCAGGCTTTGCGCCACACTCAGCAACTCAGTAGCAACGGCTTTGTTATCGTGACCTGGCACGCCGAGAATGCGCGGTTTAACGCCGAGCTGTGACTGGGCAGATAACAGGGCTTTCATGCCTGTTTTTTTACCTTCAGCGGTCACTGCTCCGATGATATTGGTCGTGGTTTCTTCTTCCGTTTCACCCTGCGGCACACGCACAACAACGGTCACGGGTTTTGCCTGGTCAGCGATGGCGTCCAGCGAACGGGCCAGCGTACCGGACTCACCCGCTTTACCGCTGGCAGTCAGCACATCAGTGATCAGCACGGGTTTATTAAGAGGAAACATTTTTGCATCGGCATCATCGCCCGTGCAGACCATACCCACGATGGCGGTGCTCACCGTGGTAATGGATCGGGTGCCTTCGTTGACTTCAACAACGCGCACCCCGTGGTGGTAATCCTGAGCCATAGCGGCGAACCTCCTGATTGGATTAGGTTTCGCCCTATGTTGAAGTGATTGTGCCTGACAAACAGCTAAGCGCAGTTGTACCGTTATTCACACAAAATGACGGTATTTGTCTGCTTGCAGGGATAATCAAAATAATGCTGATTCAGGGGGATTCATTGCTCTTATTTGCCGGAAATTTTCTATAAATGGTAGAAACGCCTACATCAAAAATCAGTGCAATACGCTGTCTTGATTCTCCGGCCTCGAGTAAACGCCCAATCTGTGCCCACTGTTCGGTAGTCAACTTAGGACGGCGTCCACCTACTCTGCCTTTAGCACGAGCTGCAGCCAGCCCTGCCCTGGTACGTTCAACTATCAGTTCGCGTTCCATTTCAGCCAGGGCCCCCATGACATGAAAAAAGAAACGGCCCATTGGGGTGCTGGTATCAATACTGTCAGTCAGGCTTCGGAAATTCACGCCACGCTGACGCAACTCTTCTATCAGCGTAACAAGATGCCGCATACTGCGCCCCAACCTGTCCAGCTTCCAGACAACCAGCGTGTCTCCTGCCGATAGTGTCCTGAGCAGTTTTTTCAGCCCCGGTCTGTCGGACTTAGTGCCACTGATTTTATCCTCAAAAATCCGCTCACATCCCGCGCAGTTCAGTGCATTACGTTGCAAATCGGTGTTCTGGTCATTTGTTGACACGCGTACATAGCCAATAAGCATGATCAATCCCCTGAATAAAAACCGGGGATGATGCCAGTTAGCCATTATCTCTGCATTTTCATAAACGTTGGTTTGGGAGAAGCAGCGAAAATGCCTGCTGCGACAGCATTAGCCAGCAGTGCAGGTAACATCACTATTCCAGTATTAATTGGTGGAGTACAACGAACAGCATTGCTTCAGTGGAAGACGCTATCAGTGCCGCAATCTACCGACGGTAATATGGTCGTTGTTGATGGCTCATGGCCGGTTGCCTTTCCTAATGCTTGCCTTTCCATCAATCCTTCGCTGGTAAATTCTGTGATCTACGCGACTAATGGAGCCCCTTTTGTTAGCGCAGCGATTGTTGACCGGGTCAAATTCAAAGCCGCTTGCGCATACACGAAATCTAATTCAACAGTGGCAGTATGGGGGGTGGGATATTAATGGTCGACTATGTATTCAGCCCGACGGAAAATGCTTTTTATCTTGTGGCACTGAAATATGATTATTTAACTGCTGGCACATGGCCGTCAGACGGCATCAATATAGATGCTGAAGATGCACTGGTTTTCATGGGAAACGCTCCTGAGGGTAAAATGCGTGGCATTGGTGATGATGGGTTGCCTTGCTGGGTAGATCTTCCGTCACCTACGCATAAAGAACAACTTGCTGCGGCTGACTCAGAGAAAAAGTCGAGAATTGACCATGCCAACGAATACATGAACGGTAAGCAATGGCCTGGTAAAGCAGCTATCGGTCGTCTGAAAGGTGAGGAACTGGCACAATATAATTTGTGGCTGGATTATCTGGATGCACTGGAAATGGTCGATATTTCCAGTGCTCCAGATATTGAATGGCCTACGCCTCCGGTAGTTCAGGCCAGATGACATCCGGCGCGGTGCTGGTATCTGTTGCCACCACCGCGTCAATGTAATCCAGCACAGCGTTAAGCCGGGTTGTTTCTGCCTGCGTCAGTTTACGTCCGGCCTGCAATTTCAGCTGAATCAGACTGATGGAAGCCATTGCAGCATCAATCCGCGATTGGCGATGCGCTTCTGCCGCGTCTACTGCGGCGCTATGCTGTGCCTCAATATCGGTCACCCATTTCTCACCATCCCATTTATCGTATGGCGTTAACGGGGCGATAGTGGTTGTATTTTCGGGATAGTCGCCTGGCACTGTGATTTCTTTGGTATCTCCCGTTTCGGTGCTATAGACAATTTCACCTCGATGGTCTGGCACATATTCCCATGAATTTAAATCCACAGAGCGGCATATTGCATAACCCGCCTTATGTATACCTGGTGTATCCAGACAGGAACATACCGGGATACCGACACCCACAGCAAGATATTCAGTTGATGTGGAAATATATTCTCGTGTTTCACAATCATAGTTATAAACGGTAATATTCCCTGCCGCAGTAGCAATCAATTCACTATTTAATTCTGCATTATTCATTATGCGGCCCTCACGATATAGTTAAATGCAATATTACGCGGACGAAGTTCTGGTGATACCGGAGTCGAACCGCTGACATTAAACGTGTAATCAAACACGGAACCTGATCCAGATGAAGTAGATAAAGTTTCAGCATTTGTACTTTTTGCTACAGAAACACCACCTAAACCATTTGTTTGTTTAACAGCAAAAAGACCATTAAACGTTCCTGAAATAGACGGCATACCATGAGATTGCGCAGTGAGAATCCCCCTGCCACTATCAACGCCTCTTCCATCATCCCAGCCACGCATAAACTCACCACGTAAATCAGGCAATTTATTTGTCGGGTAAGCCTTTGCCAGTTCTGGGTATTCTTCAGCAGAAAAAGCCGCACCATTGCATTTCAGCCAGCCTGTTGGCGGAGTGGCTGCAGGCCACGGAACAGGCACACCAACGGGTAACACCGAACCTTCTCCCAAACCAAGGTATGCGAGAAGACCAGCTACATCCTTTCCACTCAAATTAGTCAGCGTATTGTCCAGCGGTTGTTTACCTGCCAGCGCATTAAGCATTGTCGTGGCAAAGTTCGGGTCATTCCCCAGCGCCGCAGCCAGTTCGTTCAGTGTATCCAGTGCAGCAGGTGCAGACCCCACCATTGCCGCAATTGCCGATTTCACAAAAGCCGTGGTGGCAATCTGTGTATTGTTAACCGACTGTGCGGCAGTGGGGGCTGTTGGCGTTCCGGTGAGTGCCGGACTTGACAGCGGCGCTTTCAGTGCCAGCGCATTGTTAATGGTGGTACTGAATTTCGGGTCATTATTAATGGCAGCGGCAATTTCTTTCAGCGTATCCAGTGTGGCTGGCGCACCATTAATAAGGGCCAGCAGTGCCGCCTGAACAAACGCGGTGGTCGCAATCTGCGTGGTGTTATTCCCCTCCGCTGGCGTTGGCGCTTTGGGGGTTCCAGTAAATGTCGGGCTGGATTTTGGCGCATACTGTGAATGTGGGTCCGCTGCGGCAAGGTGTTTTGCCATTTGGTCATCCACATACACCTTCAGCTCCAGTGCCTTGTCATCCACATACTTGCGGGTTGCCAGCACTACAGCAGGGTCGATTTTCAGGGTGATATTGTCCGTGCTGCTGGTTATCAGCACCATGCGCACGGTCTGGGTGCGCCCGCTGCCTTCAGCCAGTTGCGGCTTATAGCTTTCCGGGCAGTTGCCGACGGCAATCAATGCCCCTGATTCATCAAACAGGCCCACTTCACGGATCCACCAACCGCCCTCGTTTTCGGGGATCACCTGTTCAGCAATAATCTGACTGCTGTTCTGCGGGTCGATATAGAGCATATTCAGCGCAGCCCGGCGTTTCTCATTTACCAGTGCAGTCTGCTTTGCGTCCGGCGTCGGCAATGCTCCACCGCCATCCCCCACCGCCATATGGGTAATTTTAAGCGGCACACCAAGTGCAGTGGCGCTGGCAAGTTTCGCCGCACCAATCTCCGTCAGCAGGGTATAAAATTTTGTGCTCATGGATTCACTCTCACTGTGTCAATAACGTGGACTGCCCCGCCTTCATGCGCGGTGCCGCCAGAAATAATTGTTTCGTTGATATACGGATAGATCGTGATTTCTTCGCCAAGATAACTGGCTGCCCCCACCCAATGCGGGCCGCTGGTCTGCAGATTGATGGACATGCCGATCATGTGACGGCTACATGGTTTGGCATCGCTTATCAGCCGCTCAAGTTCCAGATAGGTATCTTCAGTGATGCCCTGGTCCTGCACACCAATGTCCAGGCGAAACGTGCCCGGTGTCTCTCCGGTCTGCCACCACTCGATAATGCGGATCAGAAAGCCGAACGGCTCCACCACCCGCCGCACGGCACTGGTGGTTCCTTTATGCTGATATATATAAAAAGCATCCTTCACCACCTGGCGTTTGACGCTTTCCGTCCAGCCCTCGTCCCATCGATCCACAGAGAACGCCCAGGCGAGATAAGGCAGGAAACTGACCGGACAGGTAGCCGGATCCCACAGATCACGCAGCGGCACCTGCAAATCAGAAATCCCGCTGCAGGTTTGCGCCAGTCGGCGCTCCAGTGGCGTTGAACCCGGTGGCAGCAGACTATTCATCCGTTCCCCCGTTGGCCACGCTCCACTGTGTACATGATGCCGCCTGCGTTTTGTTCAGGACCACATCCGCCAGCGGCGAAGCCAGTTCCACACGTTGAACACCCTCAACATGCAGGGCGGCAAAGATGGCGCTACGGCGAATATCCCGACCAAGCCGCGTCTGACTGGCGATGTACTTCTGCAGGCTGGCTTTTGCCGCTGCCATTACCGGCTCGGCTTCCGGCCCCGGATAGAGAAAAATGGTGGCATCCACCCGGTACGGGATGATTTCTGCGCTGCGAACCGTCAGACGGTCAGCCACCGGGCGGACGTTCTCACTGTTCAGGGCTTTTTCCACCACATCCAGCAAGTCTTTTCCTGCTGTTCCGTCGCCTTCACGGCTTAGGACCGTAAGCACCACCTCTGCAGGTGCCGGACTGGTTGCACTGGCATCCGCCACCCGACCGTCGGCGCTTCGGGCATGAAATTCATAAGCTGCAGTTGGTCCCGCAACTGAAAGCCCTTCAAAGGCTGCAGGCACACGCAGGCGTAACGCTTCATCGCTTTCCATCACAGCTGCAACGGGCGGAACAGCGTCATTATCAGCAGGCGTCACCGTCAGGCGTTTCACGTTGTAGTTGGCAGCGAGCTGGTCAAGATCGCCGCCCATCGCGTAAGCCACCATCACCGCCTGCGCGGCTTCGTTAATGCGCTGGCGCAGAAGCAACTCACGGTAAGCATTCTCCTGCAACAATTTGGTGACGGGTTCAGATTCCAGTTCCAGCGTGCGGATCACTGCTTCCTGCTCATCTTTCGGATGAAGCGCCACAAATTCTGCCTTGCGTTCGGCAAGCAGCGTCTCAAAGTCCGGCACATCCACAATCTGCGGTGCAGGCAACTGCGAAAGGTCAATCACTGCCATTCTCTGCTCCTGTTGATACGGAAAGGGACACAGGCACACCGTTATTCCGCCGCCCGGTCAGCTCCACCACCATAGAACCGTCAAAGTTGCTGTTGATGGTGATGGAATCCAGCGTCAGCCGTGGCTCCCAGCGACTCAGCGCCACATACACTGCCGACATGACCTGCAGGCGTAATGCCGGATTTTGTGGCTGGTCTATCAGTGCCGACAGCAGAGAACCATATTCACGACGGGCAATGCGGCTACCCTGTGGCGTCAGCAGAATGTCCCGCACCGACTGGCGCAGATGGTCAATATCAGTAATGGCTTTGCCGCTGGTATTGTTCATCCCACTATAAAGCGTCATACCGGGCCTCCGGTTGTGTCGCCGCCTTTCAGGACGCCAGTATGCTGATGTGCATCAACCACAATTCCGTTAGAACTCATTGCACCGCCGCCCTGGATAACGCCACCATTGATTACCATTTCGCTGTTAATACGCGTGCGGTCGGCCTCCAGCACAAACTCACTGGTTTTCAGGGTGATGTTGTCGGCAGCTTCAATGACCATGGATTTGATTCCCCTGACATACCAGCGCCCGGTAGCGGGTTCGTATTCAAACCAGCCACCGTCAGGATGTTCTGTCACACAGGCGTCCATCGACGCCGACGGTGGTGCGAACTGATTCGAATAGACAGCGGGCAGCGCAAAGGCGGTTTCCAGATTGCCGCCCAGACTCAGCAGCACCACCTGCTCACCTTCCGATGGTCGCCACCATGTGCGGGCATTACCCGCGCGCAGCGTCAGCCAGTTAATCCAGTTGGTTTCAAGGTCGCCCGTTTTCACCCGACAAAGCCAGTTTTCCCGGTCCACTTCGGTGACTACACCTGTGCGGATCAGGTTGGTGATAAGGCGCATGATTTCTGTGAGTTGTGCGTTCATGGTTGCAGTTTGCATGAAATCAAAAGAAAATAGTGATTTTCAAATTGTATGAAGGGTCTTACAATCCAATGAATTACAATGAAGAGCTAACCTCATATCTTAATTATTTAGTGGGTCTTGAAAAATCCCCTAATTTCGCAGTAATGATTGACGGCGAATGGGGAAGCGGGAAAACATGGTTTGTCCGTAAATTAATGAATGAAGAATCACTAAAAGGGGAAGTTAAGCCATTAATGATCTCATTATATGGAATAAAATCCACCGAACAAATTGACGAAATAATTTTCAAGCAAATGCATCCCTTCCTTTCATCTAAAGGCATGTTGCTTGCTGGCACACTAACTAAGGCACTAATTAAAGGCACACTTAAGATTGATTTAAGTGATTCATTCGTTACAAGTGTAGAGGGCTCCCCAGAACTACCCAACGTAAGTATTAAAGACTTTTACTACTCACCAGAAAACACCATATTGATATTTGATGATCTTGAACGCTGCGAATTAGATTGGAATTCTATATTTGGTTATATAAATAATTTCGTTGAAGAAAAAGAATGCAAGGTTTTGATTATCGCCAATGAGAGAGAAATATTAAACCCCGCTAGAAATAAAAATCATGATGGTATTTATTTAGATGCAAAAGAAAAAGTTATAGGTATAACTTTCAAATATCAACCTCAACATTCTCACGCCTACGAATATTTTCTAAAAAATATAACTAGCGAACTCAACACCATTCTGAACATAAAAAATATTGAGAGCTTACTCACTCTTTCAGAGTGTAATAACATTAGATTAATTGAAAGGCAAATTTCTTTTTTTGAAAGAATATTCAAAATATTACCAGCACAGTTTCAGCAAAATTCAGATTTGACACTCAGATTATATCAATTACATTTTATACTCTATTTTGAATCTAATAAAATAAAACGAACCGTTTCTGACTTGTTAACATATAAAATAGATGATGATAATAAATACACATCCAATTTAATTGAAAAATATGGTACAACTTATTTGTCAAATTTAATCTTAGACGAGGATACCTGGATCGATATAATTGACAATCAGAAAATCAATCAAGAAAAAATAATATCTGAATTAATAACATTTGTCAGTGTTTCTAATAAAACAATTGAGCCATGGACACAACTTTGGAATTATGATCGATTAAAATACACAGAATTTGAGGAAAATTACAATTCAACACTTCATACGCTTATTAATTTTGAAATATTGAACGAGCATGTTCTTAAGCATATTTACGGATTATTACTTCATTTATCCAGAGAACACATAAAACCCATCAACGAACACTATTTAACAAACTTAGCCCACTCTGCTGTTGATATTTTAGCAGAAAAAGGAATGATACAAACTAGTTATGAAATTTTTGATGAAGACATTAAGGATGAGCGATGGGGAGGATTAACTTTTCATTGCAAAGAAACTAGGGAATTCAAGGAGCTTGTTAATTACATAGAACAAAAGAAAAATGTGTTAATTGCATATCAACTTAGCCAAGACGCTCAAAAGATATTCAAATTAATACAGGCCGGAAATCATGAATATTACGCACATCTAAATTTCAACAACAAAGATATTTATTCATTTCACGACAAACCAGTTCTTTATTTTGGTGATGCTGAACAACTAACAAAAATACTGGTAGACTCAACCGAGATGCATTTCTTTGGCTATGCTATAAAAAACCGATACAACAACTCCCCTTATCTAAAAGAGCTTTCTGCAGAGCGTTTTTTCCACCGTGAGCTAATTAGAAAGCTAATTGAAAAGAAAACTCAAATAAACTCAAATATATTATCATTACAAATCGATGAGCTCATAAATGATTGTTTAACTCCCGCAATAGATAAATTAAAGCAAAGCATTGAAAATTAAAATAAAGCCCAGATCGCCACTGGGCAACAATATACGCAAGTTATGAAATACAATATATCAAAAATCTCTCAACTTCTTTTTTAATAGGCTCATTAATACCTAGCAAGCATCGTCTGGAATAATGAACTATCGGCCCACGTTTACTGACACGATCACGCAGTCCATAATGGTGAACACGGGCAATGCGCTGCACCTTATCTTCAAACTGCACACTGGCAGAATCGGCGCTGGCGGCAGTTTTCAGGTATTTTGTGGTGCGCAGCTTCGCAAACATCTGACGTTTGATGCGGCCTTTTTTACTGCGCGCTGTTACCCGTCGCGGCTCATAACTACTGCCATCTGGATTGCGCTGCATCCTGATGTTTTGCTGCTGTGTCCGGCGCAGCTCCTGTGCCAGTTGGCGCATCATGCGACTTCTTGCAGCTGGCTCCAGATTCGCCAGTAAGGCACTCAGCCAGTCGTCCACTTTCTGCAATTCAGCCACGTTTCACCGTCCACATTTCTTCAGGTTCATCGGGTTCCGTTATCGCTTCAACGCTCGACACACTGCCGTCAGTGCTGACCAGCACACGCTCCGTCAGTTGCAGGTTCAGGCTGATATCACAGACATCATTGCGCAGAATATCCACCTCAAAGGTGAATAACTTTTCCCGTAACGCCGGGTTATTGATGGCATCGGGCTGGTTATCCCGCAGCCACAGCAAAACCGGGGCCATCAACAGATTCTGGTCGCCGCTGAAATCCTCAACCACTACGTTCAGGGTGTAACGATACTCCCATGACATGGAGCTGGCCCCTGTAGCAACCAGCGAACCGTTATCCACAAACAGATGCAGTTTGTCCGGGTTATTGCGGACATAAGGCACCGCTTTATTGAGGGCGTGGCGCAGGGATTGTGGTTTGTTCACTGTTTCGCTCCTGACACGCAATAATCATGTCCACTTTATCTGCACAGACCGCCCAGGCGGCTTCCGTTTCATCCAGCAATGCGCTCAGATCACCGTTAGTGTGCGGCGCGGCCTGATCCAGCCGACACGGCGTCACTCGCGGACAACCACTGACGGTAAGCTGCACCTCCGGTGAATGCCGGACGTTTTCGCAGCCGGATAATGTCAGCAGGCAAAGGGGTATCAGCCCAGCGGCGTAAATCCTCGTTCTCACGTTTCAGTTCCTCGATCCGGTGTTGTCGTTGTCTCAGCAGCGCGCTGGTCTGTTCTGCTTCGGCATAGAGCCGCGCCTGCTCCCGTTTATTGGTTTCAGTCAGAATGGACAAGCTGATAAGCTGGCTGTTGATCTTTGCCAGTGCCTGGCTTTTGCTCTGCAGCTCGTCTGCCTGCGTGCTGATGGTCTGGCTGGCATCAGCCAGCCGCCACGTCTGCCAGCCCAGCGCCGCCAGTAATAACGCCAGCACAACCAGCAGCAACCGGTTCATGCTGCTACCTGTTGCGCCATCTGATTACGGGTCATCCAGAAGGCAATAACGGTCAGTAGATAAAAGACCATGGTAATAGCCCACCCCGTCCAGGCGAGACTTACGACAATCAGCAATCGCATCACCCAGCTGATAAATACGTTTTCTTTTCGGGTAATTGTCTTCAGCAAAGATGCCCTCAACTCCTGCCAGAGCGGGCCATTCTTAATTAACGCAGCCAGTGCTACCGGAATTACCGCCCATGTCAGCAGACAGGCTACCCAGACGCCGGACGCTGCCAGTACCGGAAAAATCCCCTGCGGATACACAATTGCTTCGATTAACAGCGCCATCCATAACATCAGAAACAGCCCGCTGATTAATTTCTTTTTCATTTCAGTTTGCTCCCTGTAAGCACCAGGCCATCTCCCGCGCACGGCGGTTATCCAGCCCCTGATTAAAAACACCTTTCACATAAACCCAGCGCGGCAACTGTCGGCATGCATCCGCCCAGCGCCGCTGATTGAGCAATTTCACCAGCGTGGAACTACAGGCATTGCCCGTCCCCACGTTGAAGGCAAACGACACCGTAGCGTCATACACCTTCTGCGGCGGCTGTTGCTTCACACACCTTTCCAGCGCCCGCTCCACACGTAGCACGTTGGAGATCAGCCCTTCTGCTGCCTGTCGTTCCGTAATAATTTTGCCGGGAATGACGCCCGACGTATTACCAATGCCGTCGGTCCAGACACCCGCGCTGCACTGATACGGCTGCAGACGACAGCCTTCGTAATCGGCGATCAGTTTCAGTCCCTCCACGGAGGTGTGAAGCTGCTGAAACCCCGGCAGCGTGGCAGCAATAGCCAGCACGGCCCCGACAAGGCAGCGTTTAACGATTGATGGATTCATAGTCCTCCCGCGAGATCTGCCCGTCGCGCAGAAGCTGGTAGGCTTTGTGTTTGTAGTACCAGTTGATAGCCAGCATCAGCACACCGATCATCAGGCCGCCCAGCGTTGAGGCATCCTTGATGGACAAATCGCCCAGCCAGGCCAGCACGACGGCGATGCAATACGTGATAAAGGCGCTGATTCGCTCAAGCGTCATAATTCAGTCCCATAGCTGGACGGTCTGCACGGTGGTGGTTCTCGGAATGTCCGGCAGCTCCACCTGCAGCCCGTGAGGTAAAAAGGGGCCGTATTCGGCAAGCCCCGGATTTGCCTTCAGTACCTGCTCCGTGACACCCTGCGTGCGCCCGTAATGACGCCAGCAAAGTGCGTCCACCGTGTCATACTGATGCGCACGCACTTTCATCAGATAAGCTCCACTGTGCAGTGCGGCGCATCCTGCACCCGGCTGATGGCCCAGCGGGCGTCACGCCATAAATCACCGCTTGCTTCCGCCAGTTCCTCGCCTCGCTTCGCACCGGATGCCGTGGCGTCATAGTCCTGGTAACGTTCGTTGAGCATGGCGCGTGCCCAGCAGTAAACCGCGTTGAAATAGTGCTGAATGCGCTCACTTTTGCCGTCCAGCTGTTCCGCCGGAACCTCAGCCAGCGACACATACCCCAACATCTGCTGACGTCTGCGAAACTCATACAGCTCTGCGTTGACCTCCGAAATTGCCGACAGCGCAACCTGCTTTAAACGCGGCTGCGTCACCGTGCCGTCAGTGCGCATGACACTGCGAAACTCCGACAGGTCCACATCAGGCCAGAACGGCGTATTTCTGATGATTTCCGCCTGTTCCGGTGCCTGTTCTGGCGCAACAAACTTCATGCTGCTTTCTCCTGAAATAGAGGGCGGTGGACGGGGTTTTGATGTGGCAGTGCCTTTCGCCACCCCGTGCCGCCCGTGCGCGGGGGCACGTTCTGTCAGCGGCTGTCATTGCGCAGTCTGCGCTCCAGCTGCTGTTTGTCTTTTTTCACGCCACAGCGGGGATCGAGCTGTAACGCATGGTTGAGATGATTAAGGGCGGAAGCCGGATTGCTTTCACTCAGGACAGCGCCAATCGCTTTATGCAGACGCGCCCGTGACTGGTCCGGCATATCCAGACCGTCTGTCAGCTCCAGCGTCTGCAACAACAGATCGGCATCAAAGCCGGTGGCGGCAAGCATTGCGCTCTGCGCGGCGTCTGCCATTTCCTCTGCCAGCACGGTCTGCACATTGCGGTTACCCAGTGGCATCACCCAGCCATGACGCAGGGCATGACGCCCGATCTCCAGCGCCCCGGCATAATCTCCGGCATCAATGCGCCACAGCATCACGTACATCAGCACGTCATCCTGTTGAGCGCCTCCGGCAGCCAGGACACCCTCCGCCCAGGCGGCGTACTTCGGCAGCAGCTCCACTTTTATTTCCGCTTTTTTGACCGTGGACTGAACGCCCTTGAGACGGCGGCGGTCTTCCGCCAGTTGCAGCAGCATCAGGTCATAGCCCGATGCGTGGCGAACACTGCCGCCCTCGCGGGCGGCCTGTTCAGCCTGAACGCGCAGGCGATGCTGCCGTGCGGGACTCAGGCTCATGGATTACGCTCCGGTTTCGGCTGCGGCGGCGCTGAAATCACCAATCTGGATGTTTTCCACCAGTGCGGCGCAGCGGTAGTCCTCAACCACATAGGCTTCATTAACGGATTCAAAGTTTTCAATCCGGTCACGTTTCGGGTTGTCGATAACTGAACGGCGGCGGGTGTCTTCCTGCCAGTAGATGGACAGGTTATCCAGACGGGTGATCAGCAGCGCATTCGGCGGGAAGAACGGCGCACGCACGGCCTGCAGGCCACCCATGCGTTTCTGGCTGATGATCATATCGGCAGCCAGTTTTTCACTGTTTTCCTGCTCTTTGTTGACCAGCGGGAAATACTTGTCAGACAACAGTTCACGACCGCAAATCACCACCAGATCGTCATCGTCCTGGTAAACCACGTCGATAAGCTCATTGACGGCATCCATCACCACAGCGTCCAGGTTGGCATATTCGCCACCTTTCCCGACTTTCACCGCACCCGGAGTGGTTTCACCGCCCGTGGTGGTGCTGCCCATGACGTGATCCGGTGCATCCTCACGGATTTTCTGCAGCCAGCCTTTGTTCACATCCTGCAGCAGCGGGTTTTCGCTACGGTTGGAGGTTTTCGCACGCTTCACGCCGTTAAAGCCGATCATGATGCGGTCCAGTGCCTGACGTTTCACGATGGCGTCACGGATGCGCACCTGGAAATCCTGAAACTTCGCCCACAGATCCAGCTTCGCGTAGGTCAGCACCGTGTCAAAGTTGGTCTGCTCGCATTTATATTCCACATCGACCATCAGGGTCGGATCGACGGGTTCACGCTCTTTCGCGGTGGTGTCAGTGGTTCCGGCAATGGTGCTGCCAACACCCAGCCCCAGCAGCTGACCGGACTGCTCAGTCACTGGCGTGACGTTAATCAGCGTCAGGAAAGCGGCGGACTGCTGGATCTGGTCCTCCAGCGTCTGCTGCACAGACGGCTCCACAGTGAATTTGCTGGACAGTTCTTCAACTGCCACACCGTTCAGACGCGCCAGCTGCTGCAGGTAAGCGTTAAAAGCAAAGCGGGTATTCTTCTTCATCGGGTTTTGTGCTCCATCAGCAATTGGTCAGAGTGTCAGCGGGGGCGTTACCGCCTGTTGCACGCTGGCGGTAGTCCTGGCGGCTGTCTTCATGACTCAGCTTATTCACCAGTTCGTTAAAGGCGGTCTGCTGTGCCTGCAGGGCAGTCTCCAGCTCAGACAGACGTTCTTCCTGCTCAGACAGGGATTTTTCGGTGCGTGCGCTCAGGTTCTGCTGCTCAGTGGCGACCAGCTCCACGGCCTTATGCACATCAGAGAACCGGGCGTCATCGGACTGCTCTTTTTTGGTAAACAGCGCCGTGACGCGGGCAAACAGGGACGGTTTGTCGTCCTGGACTTCTTCCAGTTCGATCACCGTTTCCTCTGCGGCGGTAAAGAGATTGGCGGGATTCTGCTTGCGGTTTGCCAGCGGGTTATGGGCTGCACTGGCGCTGAATGTCAGCATTTCAGTGCCCAGACTGGCAGGGTCATCAGTGGCAGCCAGGCCGACCAGGTAGGCTTTGCCCGTATCAGCGAACTTCGGGCTGACTTCCATAGAGGTGAATAATTTCTGGCCTTTTTTCACCAGCTCCACCAGGGACTCCGTTGGCTCAACGTCGGCATACAGCGCCATCTTGCCTGCCAGCGGACCTTCCGTGATTTCTTCAGCAAACAGCGCCGTCACCTTGCCGTAGCGGTTAAAGGTGCTGTCCGGCAGATAAGACTTGATGTGCTCAAGGTTAATCAGCGCGGTATACACCGCCGGGTTATAGCTGGCTGCCATCTGTTCCAGCCATTCACGCTGGATTTCGCGTCCGTCGGTGGTGGCACCTTCCACCCCGATGCGAAAACGCTTTGCTTTCACTGTCATGAGCCGTGCTCCGTTAGAAAAAACTTACTGGAGCCTTATGGTTGCGGTGATAGGGGCAGTGAAACAATGCGCGGTATTTGTACCGACAACCACACAAACCGCAGGCGGGGAAAGCCTTCATTCAAGGCTGTAGGTTTGTGCCATGAACACCACACTGACACCCGCAGATCTCGATCCCCGTCGGCAGGCCATGCTGCTGTACTTTCAGGGATACCGCGTAGCCCGCATTGCTGAAATGCTGGGCGAGAAAGTTGCAACCGTTCACAGCTGGAAAAAACGCGACAAGTGGGGTGACTATGGGCCTCTGGATCAGATGCAGCTCACCACCGCCGCACGCTACTGCCAGCTCATCATGAAGGAGCACAAAGAAGGGAAAGATTTCAAAGAGATTGACCTGCTGGCGCGCCAGTCTGAGCGCCACGCGCGGATCGGCAAGTTTAACAATGGCGGCAACGAAGCCGACTTAAACCCTAACGTCGCCAACCGCAACAAAGGCCCACGCCGTCAGCCTGAAAAGAATGTTTTCACCGATGACCAGATTGAGAAGCTGGAAGAAATTTTCCATTCCTCCATGTTCAACTACCAGCGCCACTGGTGGGAAGCCGGAAAAACCAACCGCATCCGCAACCTGCTGAAGTCACGCCAGATCGGCGCGACCTTCTATTTTGCCCGTGAAGCCCTGATTGACGCCCTGCTTACCGGACGTAACCAGATTTTCCTTTCTGCCAGTAAGGCACAGGCCCACGTCTTCAAACAGTACATCATCGACTTTGCCAAAGAAGTGGAGGTGGAGCTGAAAGGCGATCCGATGGTGCTTCCCAACGGGGCCACACTGTATTTCCTCGGCACCAATGCCCGCACTGCCCAGAGTTATCACGGCAACCTGTATCTGGATGAATATTTCTGGATACCGAAATTCCAGGAGCTGCGCAAAGTGGCTTCCGGTATGGCTATTCACAAGAAATGGCGACAGACCTATTTTTCCACGCCATCCAGCCTGACCCACAGTGCTTATCCGTTCTGGTCCGGTGCGCTGTTCAACCGTGGGCGCAACAAAGCCGATAAGGTGGACATCGACCTGTCCCACAGCAATCTGGCTCCCGGCCTGCTGTGTGCAGACGGGCAATACCGCCAGATAGTCACCGTGGAAGATGCAGTGCGCGGCGGCTGTAACCTGTTCGACCTGGACCAGTTGCGCATGGAATACAGCCCGGACGAATACCAGAACCTGCTGATGTGTGAGTTCGTGGACGATCTCGCGTCCGTGTTCCCGCTCAGCGAGCTGCAGGCGTGCATGGTGGACAGTTGGGAAGTCTGGACCGACTTTCATGCTCTGGCCCTGCGCCCGTTTGGCTGGCGCGAAGTGTGGATCGGTTATGACCCGGCAAAAGGTACGCAGAACGGCGACAGCGCCGGATGCGTGGTGGTGGCACCGCCAGCCGTGCCAGGCGGTAAGTTTCGCATTCTTGAACGTCACCAGTGGCGCGGGATGGACTTCCGCGCCCAGGCTGACGCCATCAAAAAACTGACCGAACAGTACAACGTGACCTATATCGGTATCGACTCGACCGGCGTTGGTCACGGGGTTTATGAGAACGTGAAAGCGTTCTTTCCTGCTGTCCGGGAGTTTGTCTATAACCCCAATGTTAAAAACGCCCTGGTACTCAAGGCCTACGACATTATCAGCCACCGCCGTCTGGAGTTTGACGCCGGGCACACCGACATTGCGCAGTCATTCATGGCAATCCGTCGCGCCACCACCGCCAGCGGCAACCGCCCGACCTATGAAGCCAGCCGCAGCGAAGAAGCCAGCCACGCCGATCTGGCCTGGGCAACGATGCACGCACTGTTTAACGAACCGCTGCAGGGCGAATCCGCCAATACCAGCAATATTGTGGAGATTTTTTGATGGGAAAGAGTAAGAAAAACCGCGCTGCGGCGACGAATCAGCTCAAGCATAAAAGCCAGACTTCAGCCGAAGCATTCAGCTTTGGCGATCCCGTTCCTGTTCTGGACCGCCGTGAACTGCTGGACTATGTGGAATGCGTACAGATGGATCGCTGGTATGAGCCGCCCGTCAGCTTTGACGGACTGGCACGAACCTTCCGCGCCGCCGTGCATCACAGCTCACCAATTGCGGTGAAATGCAACATTCTGACCAGTACCTACATCCCTCACCCGCTGCTCAGCCAGCAGGCTTTTTCACGTTTTGTGCAGGACTATCTGGTATTTGGTAACGCCTACCTGGAGAAACGCACGAACCGCTTCGGTGAAGTTATAGCCCTTGAGCCTGCTCTGGCAAAATACACCCGACGCGGGTTAGACCTGGATACCTACTGGTTTATGCAATACGGTATGACAACCCAGCCGTATCAGTTCACGAAAGGCAGCATTTTTCATCTGATGGAACCGGATATTAATCAGGAGATCTACGGCCTGCCCGGCTATCTTTCTGCCATCCCATCCGCTTTGCTCAACGAGTCCGCCACGCTGTTCCGCCGCAAGTATTACATTAACGGCAGTCATGCAGGCTTCATCATGTACATGACCGATGCGGCGCAGAACCAGGAGGATGTGAACAACCTCCGCAACGCGATGAAAAGCGCCAAAGGTCCAGGCAATTTCCGCAACCTGTTTATGTACTCACCTAATGGCAAAAAGGATGGGCTTCAGATCATTCCTCTGTCAGAAGTTGCGGCGAAGGATGAGTTTCTGAATATCAAAAATGTCAGCCGCGATGACATGATGGCTGCGCACCGCGTACCACCGCAAATGATGGGGATTATACCTAATAATGTTGGAGGATTTGGGGATGTGGAAAAGGCTAGCTGTGTGTTTGTGAGGAATGAGCTAATACCATTACAGGAAAGAATAAAAGGATTAAATAGTTGGTCTAATGAGAATATAATCCAATTCAAACCGTATACACTTGAATTCTAAGATAATGGCGCCTACATAGGCGCCATTATCTATAATAAAGACATGAATTAATTTGGCAACTCCAAATCATCCTTTAGATCTTTGATATCTTGATGTTGCAACCATATTAGGAAGCCTTTATCAACAACATTCAGTTTCCTATTTGTTTGGTCATAATCCAAAATAATAGGCATTATATTTTTCTTTATTTGCAAAGACGCCGTTGATTGTAACGACTGAGTAACATTACCCAGGTTTAACTTCTCCCCTCTTGGATGTACACTTTGTAATATTGCCCTTATATCTTTAAATTTCAAACCTAATTCAAGTTCACTAATGGTTGATGAAAGGACAGGATATAAAATCCATTTATGCATTTGAAGTTCAGTATCTTGAAATCCATCTGAAAAATTAATAAGGAAAGAATTGTAACGAGCCGATTGGTCATTAACAATTTTTGCAATGATATCCTTTCCATCCAAACCAGCTCCAATAGTTCTTTTTGTTTGCTGAGTCTCTGATATTCCGCATTCAATACACGCACGCCTACATGCTTCTTGCACTAAATAAATACTATTGAGACAGTGTGTTACTACATCTGCTTTGAAAGTTGGATCAAAATCAATGTTAAGGAGTAAACCTCCTTTATCAATTGCCATCTCCAGTTCAGAATCTTGCCATTTGTCTGCGTTAACAGAAATAATCCTGCCAGTTAAGTCACCATTGTAAACAATGAGCCGATTATCTTCTAGCCAAACTCCAACAATTACAAAAATAATGCTTGATGTTTCATGAAAGGCTTTTAATGCGATCGAAAAATCTCTTTGAGTTTCGAAAGGCATATAATGAAAATCCTCAAGAACGATAATCTTCTTGAAATTTATAGATTTTAAAGCCGCTATAACATCATTAACATCATCAACATCAATTTCTAAAGGCGCGGTTACTTGTTCATGAGATTTCGTATCTTCGATCTCGCCTCCGGCACTCGCCACAAAACCCAAAATAGAAGTTTTTATTGATGCGATTATTTTATTTTTCCCCGTAATACCTTTCTTGGTAGACTGAGTTATTTCGAATCCAGCTCTTTTTAAAATACTTGCATTCAATTCAGATACATCAGAACGATTCGAACACTGCACCAAAATATAATCATCAGAATTAATACAGTGTTTTCTTACGCAAGTCTTACCCTGCTTTGAACTGCCGTAAATAACAATATGTTTCTTTGCTTGTAATTCCTGTTTAAGTTTGAAATCAACATCAGGTCTTTCAATGTAATTAAGTGGCAAATCTCTTGAGAGCCCAAAGATATCATTCGTATCAAAAATTTCCATTTTAATATTCTCAACGTTCAGAATTTGCTACTAAACATATAATGCTCCGCGTTTTTTTGCAACTTGTCTCGAATATTTATATGAGATTGTTCTCATATAAATTAACCAGCGCGCGCTCGTATCCCCGCCACGCCTGCCCGCTTTATGTAGTGGTTTTCATGCAGATGCATGCTCTACGCAAAAGCCCGCCAGTTCTGGCGGGCTTTTGCAAAAACGATCCTCAAACGATCATGCGATTTCATGCAGCATAGTCATGCAAAGTAGAAACTGCTATTTAACGTCCGGCGTTTGCGCTGTGGGGGATACTTTTCCATCTAGCGTATTTACAATTGAGAGGGGGTAAATTCCCATTTCAATTCCACAGATCACGTCGTAACGAGCCTGCGCTTTCTCTCGCATTTCTGGAGAAACAGGGGACGATGGTGCATTTAAAACTGCTTCGGCTTGCTTCTTCAGAGCCTTCAACCGCCTTTTCAGTTTGATTTCTTGCGGATCAACAGCATAAATCGTCCATGCAAAAGTAAAAACTTCGCTTAAAAGAATTGACACCATCGGTATTGAAGCAATGTAAAGGTCTTTCCATGTTGGATCTGTAATGAAGCTAGCCAGCTTTATTAGGAAAAGGCCTACACCGCCGCCACCTGTAACACCGACTGCTTTACCGCTTGTTTTCTTTTGTTCAGGCATGAGAGGCTGACTCCTTCCTCTCACGCTTATTTTTCTCTGCTATATCATCGATGAGCTTTATTAACTCATCATCATTGTTTATATAAATATTTGTTTTATAGACATTTTTGTTTGCATCAGTATAAGTGATAGAAACTTTTGTTTCGACAATAACTCGATCGAGCAGGCTACGTATAGCCACTCTAGCACCTATAAATATAGCTGGAGCTGCAACAAGCAGCCCCAACCATCCTAACACACTAATATCTATAGACATTTTTAATCCGCATCAGGTTTTATTTTTCTATCTTTGGCGGCAAAGTGTCGACCCACTTTGATGATCGATAACTTTTCGTCTACCTGGCCACCGGAATCTTTCACAATTTTCTTCATCTTCACAGCAAACAATTCGCCAAAAATTTTGGGGGCGTCTGGTCCAGTAACAAGCTTGATGAACTCATTATCTTCCATTCTGACATTGCGCTTTTCACCGCCAAACTCAACACGCCAGCCACTTTTTTTGTCAGTATGCGCCGAAACGAATGTCACGGTTGTTTCAAATTCGTCAACTTCTTCTTTGGTTTCAAAGAGAACTTTTGGCGACTTAAACTCTTCTGCCTCATCTTTATGAATTTTGAGGATTTCTTTCTTAGAGGTGCGCGATTTTTTTACCACAAAATTGTCGATACCATCTTGTAACAGAGGCTGTCTGACAAACGCGTCAACAGCCTTACGAATCTCTGGGGCATTAACGATTTTTTCGACATCTTCAGAGCAAACAATCTCTTCACCATCGACTTTCAGCTTAACTTTGTCACTACCGTTAGCTTTCTCGACTATGTCGATCTTACGCCCGTTAAGCTTCTTGAGAACCTCTAAAACTGTAGCACCGCCAACGGCTAAAGGAATGGCTGACAAACCTAAAATTTGTACAACATCTTTAGCATTAGCTAGATGTTGTACAACCTCAATATCAAACCCAAAGGAACCGGCTATCAATTCAGCGTCAACGTTAACTTCAATGTCTCGCCCTCCGTTTACAATCTCATTTGCAGAGTAGATAGCCTCACCTAGCCCCTGCAAACTTTTCGCAAACGAAAGAATATCCATCTTATGATCGTCGAGAGCTTTGCCTTGATACACAATACTTACTGATTGAGTCTTATCCGCCATTGAGTTCAGATCCGTTGCCAATAAAATGCGCGCGATTTTACGCCCATCACTATGTTTAATCTATCTATTAATCATTTATCCCTCTAGCTGTCTACTATCGGACTCAAAAAACATGACTCATTACAAACGAAACCTATCAATGCAGCCAGCAGTCGTCTTCCCACACCTTCTGCATAATTTTCAGCACTTGTTTTCTTTCTTCGTCCAGTTGCAGTCCGGTCAGTTCCACACCGTTAGAGCTACCTTTGCGGATACGAATTACCGTTTTGGGATACAGGGGGCGCAGATTGCGGTAAAGCTCGGATTCAAGGGCATCCAGGGTAGACTGGCTAATCTTCTGCTCTTTATCGATCATTATTTCAATGCGCATAAAAGTCACCTCAGCTGATGACATCCATTGAGCGGTTGTATTCGTGGGTTCTGATTTTTGCCATGAGTTCATCTGTCAGTTCAGAAACCCACTGCAAAGCCAGCCCCTTCTCTTCATCACTACACTCACTAGCCGCTACAAGCTTAAGAAAAAAATCAATGCGCTGGAGCTTCAAAGACTCCAAAAAATAGTCCTGCATCTTTCCTCCTATGACACCACAAGCAATACTGTATGCATAACCACTGTTTATATTTACAGTATATAATAATCTTACTGATGTAAAACGTTTTTTTACGTTCATCAGCCTGATATGCCTGGTATTATTAAGAGCACGAATTGTTAACCCGCGTAATTAATACAGGTTTCGCCACTTATCATCTTCCTGCAAACGCTGGTTCCGATAGAAGATACGCAGGCCTGCTCCTGACGGAATACTGCCGCCGCGAAGGAGTAAATCGACCTCTTTCTCGCTGCCATCAAATCCTCTGGACTTCAGTTCATAGACGAGCTGCTGTCGCTGATGGTCTGTAATTCGCTGTTTGTAGTCTTTACGCCGTTTCGGTTTCACCAGGCGTAACCTTGCAGCCAGTTCCCGGCGCTCTTTTTTGCTCATACTGTGCAGGTAATCGTGCAACTCCTTGTCATCCATGCGGGTAATGTCCGTCCTGGTATCCCCATCAGCTGATTTGTCTTTCCCTTGTTGGTTCAAATTTTCAGCAAGGGGACAGTTATTGCCACGAGTCCAAGGGGCGCAAGCGCCCTGGTCGGCTGCCGCCTCCTGAACGTCAACGGCCTTACGAACCATTTTCCACTTCACGGCATGAGTGCAGATCTTGCCCTCTGCAATAGGTGACCAGATGCCATAAATACGAATGCCGTGATCGCCATAGGCGGTCGGCTCTTCGTTGATTTCATAAGCAGTTCTGATGAGGTGATATTTGCGGGGAACCAGTACGCCACCCTGCTTCATGATGTAGGTGGCAAAACAACCAGCATCAGCAGCAGCCAGAATGGCATCAAGGCGCGGGTTATCCAGTACCGGCGCACCTGCTTTTTTGTCCCCCTGTTGCCTTGCCGCCTGACCAGCCAGCAATCGCAGTTCACGGTAAGCCTGACGCCCCGGAATGCCAAAGAAGCGGAATTGCTGAACACGATGCAGAGACGCCCAGGCATTAACGTATTCAGCATTATCACGCAGGGATTTCCCCGTTTCCTTGCTGATCTCGCCAGCCAGACCACGCCCGTCAATGTTCTTACTGATGTATTTCGCGATGTAGCTTGTTGGCGTACCTTTGCGCGGGTTAATCAACTCAGACTTAAAGCGCGGCCCAGTGTTATTGCCCAGCTCCTCGCGGTCTTCACGGATGGCAAACTTACGCAGTAATGCAGTGATGGTGCGGCGGTCTTTTTTGCGCATAAAACACAACAGGTGCCAGTGAACTGTACCGTCATGATGCGGCTCAGCCACCCGCACGCCATACCACCGCAATCCGGCTTTGTGCATCGCCTTACGAAATGCAGCAAACATGCCGACCAGATAATCACTGCTTTGTCTTACCGTCGCATTTGTCCAGGTTGGGTTGGGCCTGCCGTTGTTTAGCGTGGAATGGAAACGTGACGGACAGGTGATGGTGTAGAAAACGGCGCAGTCACCGCGCATTTCCGCGATAAGCTCCAGACCTTTAACACAGGCCATCATCTCATTGCGGCGATGCGCTGGGTTGCTGCTGCTGGCGTTTACCACATCCTCCATGTCCAGCGTGTCGCCGTCTTCGTTCACCAGTTCATGAGAACGGAAAAACTCCAGCGACTTACGGCGCTGCTCACGTTTATGCATCACGGCTTCATAGCTGACATAAGGAGATGCTTTTTTGCTGACAAGGCAGACTGCACGCAACTGCTCTTCCCGCCATTCGCAACGCATCTTCCATAATTTCCGATACCACCAGTCGGCGCACAACATACGCGCCAGCGAACCCGGAATGAGTTCATAGGGCACGGGTTTACGGCGGTTTCTTTTCCGACGGAGTTGCTCAAACGCAGGCGGGATGACATCCAGACGCAGGGTTTCCGCTGCCACCCTTTCCCATGTATTGCGGATTTCTTCTGGCTTAACGTCATCGGTGGCATACAAATCGCCACAAGCGGCATCAAGGCACATACTCATATGCGCAGCTACCAAGGTGGACAGGCGTTTCACCTGATCCTGACTCATTTCAGGCAGGATCAGCAGGCCGTCCAGCCCTTCATGGCTTGCCATAAAGCGAAAAGATGCAGATAGCTGACTGTCGCGTACATGCTCCAGTCGTTCCAAACATGGCTTAATCGTCTCACGTAAATAGCGGGAATAAGCCTTTGGCCTGCCCAGGCTGCTGAAGTATTCAATACGTTGCATCAGCGGCTTGCTGATATGGGAAGGCTGGGCGTTGACGTCCGCCAGAATGACCATATCCGGATTAAAACGCTGCTGCTCATGCGCCAGCTTTGCCCGACTAATGAGCTTATCCTGTTCCATTTCGCGCTGGACAGGATCACGGGATTCATTAAAGAAATAACGCTCCCAGACCTGATCACTCAGCGCCTCACGGCGCAGCTGTTCCTGCTCGTTATCGGCAGCGTACAGAGTGATCAGGTTTGAAAGCGTAGAAACCGGCGCAACTTCCACCGGGTCCAGATAAGGGTTAATGGCCTTTTTCGGGCTGTTCCATGAGAACGATGCGGCAGCTTCGTTAAAGCCGCAGCAGTTGTTCATATCGGCATGACTCATGCACGTACTCCGTACACGGCAGAACTATCCACGCCACGCGAATAATCAAATCCCACCCAGCAGCGCGGCCCGGAAACAGCAATGATTTCTGTTGCTGATTTACCCTCGCCAGCTGCCACACCGATGCTGCGTTTTGCCTTGATGTAGTGGTGAGTAAAATTGCGATACAGCGAACGGATCAGGGATGTGTCACTGTTAGAAACAATGACCGGATGTCCTTCTGATGACCGATGTTCAAGAACAGATGCCAGGTGATACTGGTCATCTTCAGTGAAGCCGTCAGTGTGATAGCCGGAAAACGTACCGTCATACGGCGGATCGCAATACACCACATCCCCCGCCTTCAACATCGCCAGCGTTTCATCAAAGCTGGCGCAGATAAACGTTGCTCGCTGGGCCTTTTCTGCAAATGCGCGAATTTCTTTTTCAGGGAAATACGGATTTTTATAATTACCGTAGGGAATGTTGAAATGCCCGCTCTTGTTATAGCGACATAAACCACGGTAACCGTGACGATTGAGATACAGGAAATATACCGCTTTCATGAAATCAGTAATTTCAGTTGAGTAATTAAACTCCTGTCTTATGTTGTAATAAGCCAGCTCACTGTTTGCTTCCTCAAATAAAACTTTGGCACGAGATATAAACGCTTCGCAATCAGCGGCAATCTTTTTATAGAGGTTGATTAAATCAGGATTAATATCCGCAACCAGATAGCTGGGGTAATCCGTCGCCATCATCACAGCACAAGAACCCGCGAAAGGTTCAACCAGTCGCGGGCCAGCAGGAAGGTATTTTTTCAGTTCGGACATAATGGCGGTTTTATTACCCGCCCATTTCAGGATGGTGCTCATACAGCACCTCCGTTGTAATGTTTGCCTTTCAGCTCTGCGATTTCCTGGCAGGTAATGCAAAGCTGCACTCCAGGAATGGCACGGCGGCGTGCTGGCGGAATTGGCGCTTCACACTCAACGCAAAGCACGCGGGACACGCCCGGCGTTTTGGCACGGGCAGCACGGATATGGCGTTGGCGTTCTTCTTCAACGCGCTGCTGTACGAGATCCATTGCATCAGCCATCAGTGGATCTCCTGCGCTTCGTTCTGGATTGCTTCAGCAGTCACACGCAGCAGTTCTGCCGCTTCGACGTGGTTTAGCTGGCGGGAGGTGATATGACACGCCAGGCTATCGAGGCGAGCAGCCATTGCTTCAGCCCTTGCCCGGCGTTCTTCCAGACGAGCCTCTGTCAGTAAAAGATTAAGACCTGCATCATCCGGTCCGGTTTTGGTCGTGAGGGTTTCAATATTACGCATAAGCAATTCTCCTGAATTTAGATAAAGGGATGCCCGGCGGGTTTACGCCATTAATTTCATTAGTTGGTTAATTCGGCATGGTTAACCGTCTGGGAAATAAGCTCACCACTGCACGAAAATGATTCATTGCTTTAATCAACTCCCGCTTTTCGTCAGTGGTCAGCTCATTAATGCTGATGCTATGTCGTTCAGCTGGAATTTTTGCCATAAAGAATATGGCAGCCAGTGCCCGTTTATTTTGTTCATTATTGATATCCCGTGGATCACGCATATCTTTAATAAACCGCTCAAGCTCTGACTCAATATTCAAACCAAAAACTTTCGCCCTTAACTCCGCAATATGATTAAGTCCATTCAGGCGTTCACCGGGTCTTAATGGAACAGTCGCCGCAGCGCCTTCAATAGCCATTTGTTCCCCCGTTTTTTCGTAGATAGTTCTGCCAGCAATTCATCTTGTGAACGGCACGGATGCCAGCGTTTTCCATCCTCACCCATGATCCAGCCGTGACCGTAGTGCATTGCCGGGCTTTGCTTTACCAGCAGCGATGCAAATGATGGTTCTTTCGTCAGCATAAGCACCTCACAGCAAACCGAATGAAGCACCGAGGCCAGTCACGGTATCAACTGCACTCGCCATCGCAGGGTTAGCCTGTAAACGGGCCTGCAATGAAACAGCAGCCAACGCCATCAGTCGTGTTACAGAGTTAATGCTGCTGATAGCATCACGACGACCTGCACTGGTTTTTACATCGCCAGATACCGCACCTGCAGCAACACGCCCGATCTCTGCGGTTGCACTCATGACGTAATGTGGCAGTTTCTCTTTTGCCACCTCATTAATCGGTACGCATGGCAGGCAGTGAATCTGAGCCAGAAAACCATCTACCAGCGTTGAATCTTCAGTCAGATCGGTAAGCAGCCAGATTTCTGGTGCGGTTAATAAATGAGGTTGCGCTGGGTTCAACTTGTTCCGCAGAATCTGCACATTCATGCCAGCACGTTCTGCCAGTTGCACCAGGTTGTGGCGCAATGCGAATGCACGACAGGCTTCATCAAAATGTGGATGTTTGGAAACTTGGTAATCAAACATGGTCAATGCCTCTGATGTATTTCAGAATCGAACTAATTAAGGTTTAGATTGCATTCTGAAAGCGCATCAACGGTCATTGCTGCTATGTTGATCATCACTTTTTCGCGTTTTTTATCTTTGCGCAGTCGGTGACGGATAAGGCGTCCATCAGCCAACATGTCATTGATGGTATCGATGGATAGCCCTGTCAGCTCGCTATAGCGTTCAATAGTCACATGAGGGGTGGTAAGAGTGATTGAAATGTTAGGTCTCATGATGCAACATTCCTCGTTTAATGATGATTAATCAGGACGAATACGGATCGTTTGTATTTTGTGAACACCATAAACATACGATCGCACAGTGAAATCGTCAAGATAAAAGTTCACTTGGAGTGACCATGAATTTGGAGAAAGGCGGACGAGGCGCTATAGAGCGCATGGTAGAAGCTTATGGATTCAAGACTCGACAGGCGTTGTGCGATCATTTAGGAATCTCTAAAAGTACACTCGCCACACGCTACATGCGTGACTCATTCCCAGCAGAATGGGTAATCCAGTGCGCCCTTGAAACAGGCACCTCGCTTAATTGGCTCACAACCGGGCATGGTTCAAAGCAAACTTCAGGTAATACAAATACTATGGAAGTTGCTAAATATGTATTATCTGATGGGGCCTTGTGTGAAGACGGTTTTTATATTTTCGATAGAGAATTTCTACCGTCGGCATTCAAGAATCTTTTTGTAATCACAGATAATAATTCTGAATTTATTTGTGATAAGGAATTTGATGATATACGTGATGGTAAATGGGTAATAAGTATTGATGGCGAAATAACGATCCGTGACATTACTCGTTTACCCGGTGGAAGAATCTTCGTCGAGGGTGGAAACAGAGCCTTCGAGTGCAAGATAGAAGATGTTGAAATAATTGGGAAAATTATAAGTTTAACAATTAAGTACGTTAGGTAATACCGGGAGGAAACTATGCTTGGTAAGGTATTTTTTGTGGTTTTATCATGCTCTTTGTTATTAAACCCACTAACTACCTATGCTAAAAATTATCCTTGTTCTGGGAAAAAGGGAGGTGTCTCTCACTGTACCTCCGATGGAAAGTTCGTTTGCAATGATGGAACTATTAGTAAATCAAAAAAAATCTGTACTAAAAACTCGCGATAAATTTTGCTTTTATATCTGCGCCTAATATAACAATGAGCCGCAGGCTAACCGCAAAAGTCACATACTCACATAGCAAAAAATAGCTAACTTCATTATGGCTTCAGTGAGATGTATGGTCGCAGGATTTCATACATTGACACTGGTTATACATACAGTAAAAATGCTCTCTACTGGAGGGCATTTTTTATGGCAGTACGAAAACTCACCACAGGAAAATGGCTTTGCGAATGTTACCCCGCCGGACGTAGTGGACGTCGTGTGCGTAAACAATTCGCCACCAAAGGCGAAGCTCTGGCTTTTGAGCGTCACACGATGGAAGAAACCGAAGCAAAGCCCTGGCTGGGCGAATCAGTGGATCGTCGGACATTGAAAGACGTGATTGAGCTATGGTTCAAACTACATGGTAAATCTCTGACAGCTGGGCAGCATGTCTATGACAAACTGCTGTTGATGGTTGACGCTCTGGGCAATCCCCTTGCAACTGATCTAACCTCTAAAATGTTTGCCCACTATCGAGATAAACGCCTGACAGGTGAGATCTACTTCAGCGAGAAATGGAAGAAAGGAGCAAGCCCGGTCACCATTAACCTGGAGCAAAGCTATCTAAGTAGTGTTTTTAGCGAACTATCCCGCCTGGGCGAATGGTCGTATCCGAACCCACTGGAGAACATGCGAAAATTCACCATCGCAGAAAAAGAGATGGCATGGCTTACCCATGAGCAGATTGTTGAACTGCTGGCTGATTGCAAACGTCAGGACCCAATTCTGGCACTGGTAGTCAAGATATGCCTAAGCACAGGCGCACGCTGGCGAGAAGCAATAAATCTTACCCGCTCGCAAGTGACCAAATACCGAATTACCTTTGTAAGAACGAAGGGGAAGAAAAACAGAAGCATCCCTATCAGTAAAGAGCTTTACGAAGAGATCATGGCGCTTGATGGGTTCAATTTCTTTACAGACTGCTATTTTCAATTTTTATCCGTGATGGAAAAAACGTCTATCGTGCTCCCTCGCGGTCAACTGACACACGTTCTGCGCCATACGTTTGCGGCGCACTTCATGATGTCGGGTGGAAATATCCTTGCTTTGCAAAAAATCCTCGGACATCACGATATAAAAATGACTATGCGCTATGCCCATTTAGCACCCGATCATCTTGAGACGGCTCTGAGATTCAACCCCCTCGCAACGCTAGAAGTGTGATCTACTGGTGCAAAAATAACATCATCCCCCACTAGCTGAGTTAATTGCGTCAGAGTAAACTTTTATCAGTATATAAGTTCACTTTTATTCAATATATTAAGAGATTACATGGCTATCATTACCGTAAAAAAACATACTGTCAAAAAAGCATTATCGATGGGATTTGAAAAAGTACTTGACGATCGTGGTTATGATTCTGGGGCGTACTACGTTAAAGATGGCAAAAAGTGGATTTTTGATATTGTTGCGCTTAAGCAAAAACAAGGAGCAACCTCAGATGATGAGTTAAAAATCCTTGGGTATGATGTTGATACATATAATCTTGTAAAAAATGAATCTAATGAACTGGCTGAACTTTATCAAGATATTGCAGTTGAAGATGGTGAGCCAATGTATCTAGAGGGTGGCGTGTACTTATATCCTGATGGTTCTATCCGTTAGCATGCAAATTGGCAGCACAACCGGGTTGTTCCAAATGGCGACAAAGTGGCGGCAGCGGTTGGCATTACCCCGTAATAACCACCACTGACCACCAACCCAACTTATTGTTTTTACTATAACTTATTGTTTTCATTAACCCGTTTACATAAATGGCAATAAAGTTGATTTCTACGGCAAGATGGTTGGCGAACGCATCTGGTCAAATACTGATGATAATAACAGCGAAAACGAAGATACCTCCTATGCTCGTTTCGGTGTTAAAGGTGAAACCCAAATCACCAGCGAACTGACTGGTTTTGGTCAGTTTGAATACAACCTCGACGCCAGCAAGCCCGAAGGCTCTAATCAGGAAAAAACCCGTTTAACCTTCGCAGGTTTGAAATATAACGAGTTAGGATCTTTCGACTATGGTCGTAACTACGGTGTTGCTTATGATGCCGCAGCTTATACCGATATGTTAGTTGAATGGGGTGGTGATTCCTGGGCTTCCGCTGACAACTTCATGAACGGTCGTACCAACGGTGTTGCAACCTACCGTAACTCTGATTTCTTTGGTCTGGTTGATGGTCTGAATTTTGCTGTGCAATATCAAGGTAAGAACAGCAATCGTGGCGTTACTAAACAAAACGGTGATGGCTATGCGTTGTCTGTAGACTACAACATCGAAGGTTTTGGTTTTGTAGGTGCATATAGCAAATCTGATCGTACTAATGAACAAGCTGGTGACGGCTACGGTGATAACGCTGAAGTGTGGTCATTAGCAGCCAAGTATGATGCAAATAATATCTATGCAGCAATGATGTACGGTGAAACCCGCAACATGACCGTTTTGGCTAATGATCATTTTGCAAATAAAACCCAAAACTTTGAAGCTGTTGTACAGTATCAGTTCGACTTCGGTTTACGTCCGTCTTTAGGCTACGTATATTCCAAAGGCAAAGATCTTTATGCTCGTAATGGACATAAAGGTGTTGATGCTGACCGCGTAAATTATATCGAAGTTGGTACCTGGTACTACTTCAATAAGAACATGAACGTCTACACAGCATACAAATTTAACCTGCTGGATAAAGACGATGCAGCGATTACCGATGCCGCAACTGATGACCAGTTTGCAGTTGGTATCGTCTACCAGTTCTAATCAGCCAACGCGCCGCGGCGTGTTACTGTAAAACATAACACTAGCCTGAGTTCGTCCCTCATCGAACTCAGGCTTTTTTTATTGGCATTTCATCTCCATCTGCGGCACACGCAATTGCCAAAGCATATCGATACAGCACCTTACCCTGCCCCTCCTGCCGCAATAACATCTACCAGCGACTCTTCCAGCCAACACCCCAAATGCACATTCTGATGAATTACCCCGTAACAAACACGCTTCCCATATAGAAATATTTGCAAAAATAGTGCATGAAATAATCTTTTCTCTACCAATCCGCGATATAAATATTCATCAGTACCACAATATTTCACAGCACTAAATCTCTCCCCGCCGCCCCGTACCTTTGATAATGGTCTAAAATCATTGAGGCCACTTGCGACGACGTTGCTCAATAAGGAAAATTTGGCGTGAATAATATTCAACACCAGTGCAGCATCATCATTACATACTTACACCCGCCGACTACCGCTTTCGATATATTGACTCAATTTTCCAGACTGGTTAAAAATAGCGACCAGCTCAGTCGCAAATATAGTGACTACCCTAACTAAGCAACAATAAGGAATACACTATGACTGTTCAAACAAGTAAAAATCCGCAGGTCGATATTGCTGAAGATAATGCATTCTTCCCTTCAGAATATTCGCTTAGCCAATATACCAGTCCCGTCTCTGATCTTGATGGCGTGGACTATCCAAAACCGTATCGCGGTAAGCATAAAATTCTGGTGATCGCCGCGGACGAACGTTATTTGCCAACCGATAACGGAAAACTGTTCTCGACCGGTAACCATCCGATTGAAACGTTGCTGCCGTTGTATCATCTCCATGCTGCAGGTTTCGAATTCGAAGTGGCGACCATTTCCGGTCTGATGACCAAGTTTGAATACTGGGCTATGCCGCACAAAGATGAAAAAGTAATGCCATTCTTTGAGCAACATAAATCGTTGTTCCGCAATCCGAAGAAACTCGCGGATGTTGTCGCCAGCCTCAACGCTGATAGCGAATATGCAGCAATCTTTGTTCCTGGTGGTCATGGCGCACTTATTGGTTTACCAGAAAGCCAGGACGTAGCTGCTGCTTTGCAGTGGGCAATCAAAAATGACCGTTTTGTTATCTCCCTTTGCCACGGCCCGGCGGCTTTTCTGGCGCTTCGCCACGGCGATAACCCACTGAATGGTTATTCCATTTGCGCATTCCCAGACGCCGCAGACAAACAAACGCCAGAGATAGGCTATATGCCGGGTCATCTCACCTGGTACTTCGGCGAAGAGCTGAAGAAAATGGGCATGAACATTATTAATGACGACATCACCGGGCGAGTACATAAGGACCGTAAAGTTCTCACCGGCGACAGTCCTTTTGCAGCGAATGCGTTGGGTAAACTGGCGGCGCAGGAAATGCTGGCAGCTTACGCGGGTTAA